GGGTTTCCCCTTTGGATAAACTGATTGACGATAGGATTATATCGAACCCAATCCTAACTTCTTGCTAAAGAAGCATTTATTAAGCGACCATTCTGGGCGCACCCGCATAGATTTGCGTGGTGCGGATGGAGGAATGCCCCATCATCTTGCTGATACTTTCTATCGGCACGCCGTTGTTCAGGCAAATCAGGGTTGCGAAGGAGTGACGGCTTTGATAGTAGGTAAGATGGCAGTCCAAACCACATTGTTCGGCAATCACTTTCAGGCTGCGGTTGAGGTTTCCGGTGATTGGCACATAAAACAGCTTGCCGTCCTTGCCTTCTCCGCGATATTTCTCAATGATGCGCAAGGGTATGTCCAACAATTTGATATGGCACTCCGCCTTGGTCTTCTGACGTGCGATGTGAATCCACTTGCTACCGTCCTCCTTCGTGATGATGTTGTCCTCCGTCAAATTCGCTAAATCCGCCCTCCCGATGCCCGTGAAAGTCGAAAAGACGAACAAGTCCCTCGTATGACAAAGTCGGTATGTGGGCAGCTTGGCTTTCAACAGCTTCTCAAACTGCTCCCCCGTCAGGTAGCGGTGGTTCACCGGAACCTTCTCTATCTTGTGTCCCGCGAAAGGGTCGCGTTTGAGAATATGCTTCTTCAAGGCGAGCCGCGTCATCTTGTGCAGCAGGATGAGATAGTCGTTGTATGCCGACACTTTCAATCTCAGCACGGTGGAAAGGTAAAACGTGAAGTCGGTCATGAAGCGCATGGTCAGCGAGCGCAACGGCATGTCCTCCATGTTGTACTTGTACTTCATAAAATTGTGAATGTGCTTGCGTGTGGTCAGATAGCGGACATAGCTGTGCCTTGTCCTGTCAATGCCCACACGCTTGGCATATTCTTCGTTATGCTCGTCCATCAGCGCAAGCAGGGTTTCCTTCACCTGCGACTTGCCCGTCACGGCGTTCTTGATGATTTCAGCCGACACGAAGCCGTAACAGTCCACATTCTCCTTGTAGGCGGCATGGGCTTTGGCTTCCAGTGCGGACAGGGCATCGTTTAGCCTGACCAGTTCCTTTTTCTTCTCGCAGTCAAGGCTTTCCTTGCGCCCGTCGGTGGAAACCCTGCCCGTGTCGGCTTCCCAATACGCAGGCTCGACTTCCAACCCTGTAGAATACTGGCAGACCTTGCCGTCAAGGGTAATACGTCCCATGACAGGGCATTTGCCGTTCTTCTTCACCTTCTGTCGGTTGATGTAAAATAATAGCTTGAACGTGCTGCGCATGGCTTATCCCTCCATCATTTGTTTGACAATAGCCCTTTGTTTCCAACTCGGATTTACCCTGCGCCGGGTGTTGTCCTTACGTATCGTGGAAGGGGATGCATCAATCCCGAACAAGGAAAACTTGCCGCCGATGGCTTCATTCAGCCTGTCCACATCACGGTCAATCTTGTCTTGCGTGACTTTCGCGTACCGTTGTGTGGTCTTTATATGCTTGTGCCCCATGATTTTGCTTACCGTTTCGATGGGTATGCCTTGTGAAAGACATATTATGCTGCCGAATGTATGACGTGCCTGATGGAATGAAACCGGACGGTTGATGCCGCACATCACCGACATCTTTTTGAGGTGGCGGTTCATGCTCTCTTTCGTAAGCATGGGCAGCAGTTTCCCGTTTGCATCCATGTCCCTGTATTTCTCCAAGATGGCGAGCGGTATCTCCATCAGCCTTACACATTCGGGCGTTCCGGTCTTCTGCCGTTCGGTATGAATCCACAGGCTTCCGTCCTCGGCTTTTACAAGGTTCTTCTCCGTCAACGCCCTCATGTCGCAGTAACAAATGCCCGTCCAACACGAGAACAGGAACATGTCCCTTGTGAAATTGCGGTTGGGCGTATCGTAGGTCATATTTGCAAACTTGCCCAGTTCCTCTTCCGTAAGGTACATCTGCTTGAACTCCGGCTTTTGCGGTCTGTAGCCTTTGAACGGGCTGAACGGGATAATGCCACGGAACACGGCAAGCATCATCACGCTTTTCAAGCGGTTTACATGTCCGAGTATGGTCTTGGGCATAAACCGCTTGACGGTGCGCATGTACATGTCGAAATCCTCAATGAAATTCTCGTCCATCTGTTTGACGGGCATGTCGGAAAGATGATACTTGTCTTTCAGGAAGGTGGCGAGGTGGCGGTAAGTGTTCGTGTAATGGTAATAGCTGGTTGCGGAACGGTTTACGCCCACGCGCAAGGCATAGTCGCTGTTGTGCTCCTCAAACAGCTTCATGATGGTGTCCTGAGATTCCGCCAGCCCTTGGTAGGCGTTCTTCACTTCCTCTGCCGAAACGACTTCCTTGATGTCCTTCAGTTCGTTGAAACGCTGGCGCAACAACAATAGCGTGCGTTCAATCTCCCGGTTTGCCATGACCGCCATCCGGCTCTTGCCCGTACACCGTTGGGCAGTGGCGTTCCACAGCCTTACATCCACCTTGAACTTGCATGAGAACTGTGCGATAGAATTGTTCTTTCCCCTGACGGCTATCCTGCCCATGAGGGGCGACCGTCCGTCCTTGTCCTGTCCGCTGCGCTTGATGTAGAGCAGCACTTTCATTTCTGTCTTCATTGCCATAACTTTTTTGGTTGCAATATTAGTGATACATTGCCGACCGACAGAATTGGAAACGGGGCAGAACGGCGCAAACGGAACGGATGCTGCTAAATCTGCGGATTTGAAGCCTTGCCGCACGTATAATGCTTGTTTACAAGCATTAGGAACGCTGTTTTTCAGACTTCAGGCAGGTTGCGGAACAGGTAATGACTTGGTAGCGGAAACCTTGCATTATCCTGCCTTTCCCTGCTGTTTGGCTGTAATGGCAAACGACTGCAAAACCGTTGCTTTACAACAAGTTGCGTTTGATTCTCTTTATTTCTATCTCCCTTGCTTTGATGCTTCTTTCTTGCTTTACCGGTCTGGCTTTCATCGACGTGCAACAACTTTCCCCTGAGCATATCGTAAAAGACAACAACGGAAACCTGTGGATCAGGAAGCCACGTCAGAAAACAAAGAACATGTGTAATATTCCGCTGCTGGATATTCCTTTGGAAATCTTGAGAAAATATGCAGATTATCCTGCCTGCAAAAAGAAAGGAGTATTGCTGCCTGTTCCCTGCAACCAGAAGATGAACAGCTATCTGAAAGAGATTGCCGACCTGTGTCTGATAAAGAAGAACCTGACTACACACACCGCCCGCCACTCGTACGCCACATCTGTCTGTTTGGCCAATGGGGTAAGCATTGAGAATGTAGCCAAAATGCTCGGTCACACCAATATCAAGATGACGCAGCACTATGCAAGGGTACTCGACAGTTCCATTCTGAAAGATATGAATAATGTAAGGGATGTACTTTCAAATTGCTTGTAGCTTATGAAAAGAGAAATTATCCACATAACAGAAGACGGCAGGATTGTTATTCCTGCTGTCCATCCTGATAAGATTCGTATGGACGAAGCCGAACTCGTCTGCTTGTTCAATGTGGTTGCACCGACTTTACGAGCAGCGAAAAGAAGAATATATAAACTTGAGATATTGCAACCATTCACCGCAGAACAACGTATTCCATTAAAAGAGGGATATCAGGTAGTCTATAACCTGGAAATGATATTTGCGCTTGCCTTTCAGATTAATACTTATCCGGCCCAACAATTACGTGAGTATATAATCAGTAGACTGTTCCAAACTGAAAAGTCAATGGTTATCTGCATGGTGAATGGTAACCATAAGTCATATCTAAAATGCTGATAAATATTTATTTCACTATTTCATGCGGATAATAAGCCGCAAAATTTGCGGTTAATTATCCGCAAAACTGTATATTTGCAGCAGTATACTTTTGTAACCAAATAGTAAAAAATATATTATTCTTATAATTGGACAATTTACTAAAGTTTATTAATAGATTAAATAAAAAAATAATTAATATTAAAAACATATAATTATGGGCAAAAGACTTAATCATTATCATATTAAAATTTCTTTTGACAAGAAAAGAACAGAATGTAGCGTAGGAAACATATATGCCAAATATATGAGTGGGAAAGAAAATCAAGATAGTTTTCATTTTCTTTCTGATAGTTTTACTATTATAGCTTCAAGAAGTAAAACATTTGATGACGGCACTATACTTTCTAACAATATAAATAGTATAAATAGTCAAATATTAAAAGGACTATTATATTATTATTCTTTAGCAAATGATTTTCCTATTATTAAAGACGTATCTATAATAAGGAAACGTGCAAAAAGAGAAGATTATCATTATTCAGAATGTAAAACTGATATAATACAACCAATTATAAATCAAGGGAAATTCAAGCTTCCTTTACAGAAGGATAAACTTAATATTATTTTTGAAGAAACAGAAAAAGGAAATGCTATTCGTATAGCTCTTTCATATTGGTTAAAAGGTATAGCCTCAACAGAAAGATATTATAAATTTGATCATCTATGGAGAGCATACAATAGGCTCTTTATGTATCAAGGCAATGATAATAAAGAAGTAGAGTGTATGGCAAGGATGAGAACTTTTATTATTCAAAATGAAAATATATTTCCTAATACACTTTCACTTACCAATGCATATACTAATGAAGATTTAAGAAGTTTTAGATGGAGAAATCTAATACTTAATGACTATTCAACAATCAAAAAAACAAAAGCTTTTTGTGATTTCATATTAAGATATCATGATGTTAGAATTATGAATCTACTAAATGAAATGCTCGTATATAGAGAAGATTTTTTAAATCAAGAAAATTTATTAGGAACAGTTCAATTACACTTTTTGTCAAACAAAAAAAGATATGATATTGAAATGATTCCACTATTAACCATAAAATATTCATACTTTGTTAGAAATAAAATGTTTCACGGAGAAATTCCTGATAGTACATTTAAGATACATAATAACAATGAAGATATTGAGATAGATAAACTAAATGATATATTATCTTCTTTAATATGTGAACTTATTAACAATAATGATAAAATGAGATAAGCATTTAAATATCTTACAATTAAACAAATAGTTCTTTTTTACTCCAATAGCTAATATCCGCAAAACCGTATATTTGCAGAAAACAGTGATGCCTATGTATATACATGAACATAAAGAATGGCCTTCCTTTTCGTGGAACAAGGAACTTGTCGGTGAGAAACTGAACAAGGTAAACAAAGCTGTCGGTTATCTGATGGGCCGCCTTAGTACAATCGGTTTTAACGACAAGATGTCTGCCGTAGTTGAATCCATATCTCATGACATCATTGCATCATCAGAAATTGAAGGAGTGGAATTGAACAATGAGCAGGTACGTTCATCTGTAGCCCGCAAACTTGGAGTACAACTACCGAATCCGACCGAATCCTCACGATATATAGACGGAGTAGTGGAAATGGCACTTGATGCAACCATCAATTTCAACAGTCCGCTTACCCATGAAAGACTCTTTGGCTGGCACAACTGCCTGTTTCCTACCGGATGGAGCGGTCCAACGAAAATAGATGTAGCCCGATACCGCAGTGGAGAGATGAAAGTTATTTCTGGAATGTTCGGTCGGGAAAAGGTACATTATGTAGCGCCTGCTCCTGAAAGAATAGACGAAGAAATGAATCGGTTTCTGGACTGGTTCAATTCAGATGTACATAACGGCTATGTCAAATCGGCGATAGCCCATTTGTGGTTTGTCTGTATCCATCCTTTCGATGACGGAAACGGACGAATCGGACGAGCCATTGCTGATATGGCACTTTCACAGGCTGAAGACTCAAAGATGCGTTTCTTCAGTATCTCCCATCAGATAAATAAGGATAAAAAACAGTATTACGACATATTGGAGAAAACGCAGAAGGGAGATTGTGAAATTACTGAATGGATTATCTGGTATCTTGACTGCCTGCTCCGTTCCGTCGAGCAATCCGACGAAACATTGTCGAAGGTTCTTAACAAGGCCATATTCTGGCAAACCCATGCCGAAACAGCCCTGTCCGAACGACAACGTGAAGTTTTGAATTTATATTTGGACGGTTATCCCGGCAAACTGACGGCTAAAAACTGGGCAAAACGTGTAAAGGTATCACCGGATACAGCAGCACGCGATATAAAAGATCTGGTAGAAAAGGGTATTCTGATACCCCAGCAAGGGCGGGTTCGTGACGTATTCTACGGAATCCGGTGTAGTGAGTCTATCCTTGTCATCCCCATGCCTGAAGATGTATAATTGTTCATCATGCAAGCATAAAGGCTGTGTGACATCGGTTCATCCAGACCGGTACACAGCCTTTATGCCTTTCTTTTATTTACTACTCATATATGCTTCACGATAATTCTCCTGAAGCATTTTCTCAATATCACTCTCCCGGTAAAGGATTTTACCACCCAACTGGTAGTAGGATATTCTCCCTTCATTACGATAATCCTGAAGCGTGCGTCTGCTCAGTTTCAACTGTGCCGACACTTCCTTGTCGGTCAGGTAGCGTTCGCCGTCCAGTACGGGACGGTTCCCGACCGCCAGATTCTCAATCCCGACCAGCATACGGTCAAGACTTCCTATGATACGGTGTACCCATTCTCTGCTGTCTGTTCTCAGTTCACTCATGTTATTATGGATTTAGTGGTTATTGTTTAACTGTTATATGTTACGTCCTCTGTAAAGAGCCTCTTTTCTTCTGTCCTCAACTTTCTTGACGATACCCTGCACATCTTCCGGCTTATAGAATATCTTGTGATTGATTTGAGAAAAAGGCAGGGTACCGTTATCACGGAGTGTCTGCAGGGTACGGGGCGAGATGTTCAGATACCGGCATACGTCCTGATTGTCCATCCACTTGTGCAGCGTCCTGTCGTTCTCCCGGTTGCAAATTTCCATGACCCGGTGCTCAAAGTATTCAAACTTACGCACCAATTCTTCAAACAGTTGTTTTTCTATTCCTACAAATTCCATATCGTTTCCTTTTTTGTTGATTGATGTTTATTCTTTTTTCGTTGTTTGCGACAAAGAAAAGCCATATATTCTGAAAGGCAATGATTTCCGCTTAACTGGCAGCATGTGGCGCTGATTATCTTAGTTATGAGGCCACATTCATATCATTTTCTGCAAATATCCCTATATTCAGGGACTCCATCCAATAACGATTTACAGAATAAAATATCTATGAACCTGATTCAATAAAGGTCCATAGCAATGGATAAGGAATGGTTTATTTCTATGTAATCTTACTTCATCACTTTTCCAAGCCATTGATTAGATAAGGAAGCAAAGAAGTGTTCCTTCAATAATTCACAGACATGAATATTTACTACAGTACGACAATACGACATTAAGTCAGTAAATATCCAAGTCAATAAATCACTAACAGTTTGACTCCCTAGTTCATTGTTTCATCAAACAGGAGAAATACCGCATTCCACACCGATTGCCCTGCATACAAACTGCAACAGGCCACATTGTTGCCACATCCCGACCAACTGTTTGACTATTGGAAACTTATATTCTTTTTTTGCCAGACAATTCATTCCGAGATATATCGGAACATGGCAAACAAAAAGAGAAAATACATGATGAACAAAAACGGAAAAACAGGCCTGTCCCCTCCATAAGATGATACCGACAACGGTATTATTTCTCCCAAATTTATAGGAAGCATATTCAGAGATGCTCAAAATAGCGGGATTCTGGTTTTTAGTGGGGCAAGTTTGTGTTTCGGGCAGACCGAAACACAAACTT